CTGAGCCTTCAGATTGTCCTGTACCTGTCTTTTCTGAGTATTTGAATATATCGAATCAAATACAGATGTATCTACAGAAACGGAAGAGGAATCAAAACTTCTTTTCTTGTATTTCTGGTTCTGCTTCGCCTTCAGTTCTTCTGTAGCTTCAAATATTTCCTTCTGTCTTTGTATCTCCTTTTGTATATACGCCTCTTTAGCCTTATCAATAGCTTGTAATTCCTTCTTGTTGTCCAACTCACGCTGTGCAAGTATCTTCTCACTTCCATCGGTCATGGCATCAATACGGGCCTGTTCAACCTGGTTTTCCAGGTCTACCGCCTCTTTAGCGCGCTCTAGCGTCTGCTTCCTCATCAAGTCGGACAGTTTAGCGTCGGCAGATGTCACCGAGTTCTCTTTCGAAACGTCCTTACTTCTGACACCTGTAAGCGTCTCAAGAGTCTTTTCCGCGCTTTTCAGTTCCTTCTCCTTGGCTTCTATGGTGGATTCTACGGTTTTACCGACTTCCGCCTGTATATTCCCGCTTCGCAATCCTTCAATTTCTTTCTTGAGGGTATTGATACGTTTGGTGACAGAATCGATTTCTTTTGTAATATTTGATTGGGAACCTTCCTTTTTATCGGAAAGAGAGGATTTCTCAATCTCCTTCTCCAATTCTGTAATGGCAGAAACCGTTTCACCCAATTCCTTATTGACGGAATCCAGCTCTTTCTTAGCCTTATTCGCACTATCTTTAAGCTGATTGTTTACAGCACTATTCTGGGAGAATACAGTCACACCGGTATTGATTCCCCTGTTCTGTAATGCACTGCTGGTCATCGTTACAGATGAATTGTACAATGATTTCGCCTCATTGTAGTTCTCCGTGGCAACTTTCTGCCGCTTTTCTTGAGTCCGCTTCTTGCGATACAGTTCTTCAAGTTCTTCTTGGGCTGCCTTCATCCGTATCTGCTTCTCCAGCTGCGCCAAGTAGGATTTAATGGACTCGGTGTTATTGTTTATCAGCTTACCTTCTTCATTAAGACTGGCGTTGTAAGAAGGAATGATAGACTGCAAATCAGACAAAGCTTTCTTTTTTTGATCAAGGGATGAAGTTTCACTTTTCAATACGCTGGATAACCTGTCAATCGTTGCTGCCTGCTTGGAAAATTCCTCATCGGCCTTTTTATTCACCGAATTAAGTGTATCCTGAGCTGCAGTGGCTTCATTGGTTCTTTTAGTGAACATGTAAACTGCCGTACCTATTCCTACCAGCGTTGCTAACAAGGTTACATATACATTAGATTTTGAAGCGACATTGAAAGCTTGTTGTGCAGCGGTGGCCAGTCCCAATTCCTTTCTGTACATTCCTATCAGACGGATACTTTCAACGAATCCGACCGCCTTCTGAGCAACGGCGGCGGTAATCAACGCGGCCTTGTACGTTCCGTAAGCTGCAATCAGTCCGCCCATGACAGACAACACATCATCAAGACTTTCCACCAAGTCCTCTGCTGTACCGATGCCAAACTCGAACACTTCCTTATACTTGTTCCCGAACTCATTCATTTTCTGAAAGAGGGTATCTTCGATATTCGACAGTCGCTGGGGCCACGTCCCGGCAGAACTTTCCATAAGGTTGGCAAACTTTCCTCCTTCGGATGTCATGTTTTTGAAGGCCTGTTCGACCTCCTTAAAGCCGACCTTACCTTCCTTCACAAGTTCACCTACCTGGTCTTTGGAAACTCCTAATACCTTGGCCAGTTCTTCGTAGATTGGAATACCTCGTCCGGCGAATTGACGGATATCTACGGTCATGGCCCGTCCTTGTGTTCTCAATGTTCCATACAGATAAATAAGCTGCCCGATAGGAATCTGCAATCCGGAAGCCACATCTCCAAGCATAGAAAGTTCATTCACGACATTATCGGCCGAGGAACCGTATGCCAAAAGCTGTTTTGCTCCTGTCGCCGCATCGTCAAGATTGAATGGTGTTTTGGCCGCGAACTGGACAATATCGGCGATGAGCTGGTCTGCTTTTGATTTGTCCTGAAGGATGGTTGAAAGTGCTACCTGTAACTGCTGCATCTTTCCGGTTGCTTCAATCACATCGGAGCCGAATTTTTTTATCGCCACCAGTCCACCGATTTCAGCGGCTGTACGCTTTAAAGAATCCGTCAGGGATTTTACTATCTCATCAGCGTTATTCGTTCCACTGGCAAACTCCTTGTACTCTCTCGTAAGTTTCCTCACTTCAAGCCTGTTTCTGGCCTGCTGGTCCTGTAACTCGCCAAGGGAATATCTCTGCTCGTTCAAGGCTGCTTTAGCTGTATTCAGTTCAGCCAATTTAGCTTTTGAATTAGGAGAATACTTACCCATCTTTGAATATTCATCAGACAGCCGTCTGACATCATCCTGCGTATCACGGATGATTTTCCGTTGTTTGATAATTTCCTCCGTCAGCTCATCGGAGGCCTTTGACGCAGAATTAAGCTTTTTCTTCAAATCATTCTCCATCACAGCACCAGCCTTAGCTGCCTCAGTCACCAGTCCCATCATTTGCTGACGGGTGGATGCCAGTTGCGTTTCTAAAGCTTTTGCTGCAGCCGGGGATTTGTTTACGTCCATCTTCTTTAACTGGGCTTCCAGCTTACTAATCTCATTACGAAGTCTTATAACTTCATCATATTGTGCGCTTACGCGGAATACAAGTGTAGCCATATATTATAAACTGAATATTAATGTTTGAAGTTACACCTCAATTTATTAATATTCAGTTTTTACGATGATTAATACCAAACAATAAACCTATTGTTGCGTATTTGTGTTTTTCAGTGTTTTAATAAAAAAGGCGCATCATAATGATGCGCCAAATTGTCAATTTGTTCTTTAATTTATATCAAAGCCTCACGGCTGGAATATCAAAACTTGACAAGTTCCATTCTTTTAAGAATTTCATTGTATTTGGATTGTATATATGCTTTCTGTTTCTCGGAAGCTGTTACGATCTTGCCTTTATATTTTCGCATCACAGATTCATTTAAACCTATTTCCTTTGCGAACTTACTGGCATTGATGAACGGAAATGCCTCAAAAAATCCACTTAAGTCATACACATACTCCACAGAATAGCCAGCTTTATACCAACTTGGAAATTCACCATGTTTTTCTTTGTAATATTCTGCCTGTTCCTCTAAAACAGAAATAAAGTCCTCTTTCGCTTCTTGTTCTGTAAGCCCAAAGCCATACGCACCGTTTACATCTTCAGAATAGATAGAGATTCCTCCATCATCTGCTTTTTCAATAATAGCCTGAATCTTCTTCATAATCGTGTATTTTAAGTTTTGTCAATTAAATGCACCCACCGAAGTGGGTGCTGTTCTTTTACTTCTTTAACCCCGCCTTTTTCATCATGCTGTCAAGAGTACCTTTAGGTATCTCTTTGGCCGGATGTCTGCCTACAGGGATAAAGTAGTCAAAGTCGGGATGAACATACTTGTGATGTTTCTTTCCCTTTTCGATTGTCCAGCCTGCTGACTCAATCAATTTGTAAAACTCTGAAAACTTCATAAATCAAAGAACTTTTAATTGACAATGCAAAGGTAACATTTTCGTTACTATTAAGCAAACTTTGTAACGTAAAAAAGTAACGTTTCTGTTGCTTTTTAACATTCTAATAGAGCCATATCTATTTCTTGTTTCTTCTTCTGCGCGAAGCCATGTCCTTACCCTTTACCTTTGTAACCTTGGTCCCGGTAACGGTATGGAGCTTATCGCGCTGCATTAATACTAAATTCCTGTATGGTATCTCATAGACCACTTCCCGGTATGACAGGTGCAGATTTTCCATGAACGATGCTATCTGACCAAGAAGAGTATCATTTCCTACAACCTCGGTTTCGCTGCCAGCAGACTTACGTTCTTCGCCAAGCTGACAGCTTTCAGAAAAACCTTTGAGTCAATCATGGACAATGCTTCCTCCAAAGCGTTCACGTTCTCTTCGTATGTTCCATTGGCTAACTCCTCACTCAAACTCTCATCACCTGTAATCAACCACGATAATGCCTTACTATACGCTCTACTCTCTCCTAAAGAGAACAGAACTTCTTTCAGATTGTCCGCTTCTTGTACTCCAGACAAATGAGAGATTGCACCTGATAAATTGTTAACAGTAGGAGGATAAACAGTATATGCTTTCCCATTAACAAATACTGTTCTAAAGTCACTGCCAATAATAGATTCTGATATAATTTTTGCTCCTTGATTCATAACTAAAAGAAAAAGGGTGAAGCCGAAGCCCCACCCATTAAACATCCTGAAAACTAACCGCCACTTTCTTGAGCGAGAGTTATTTTCTTCTCAACGGTCTTGAAAGCATCAGACAGGGAGGTAGGTATACTTCCTGACTGTGTGGTATAGCCTGCCTTTGATACTTCATAGGAAACGGATATCCCAGATTTCACCCTCTTGGTCTTGACCGTTTGCCCGTCCAGTTTTACTGTTGCATCTGAAGGCGTTGCTACGACCTTTACATCAGTTCATGCATCTTTAACTTCTTCGGAATCGAACCAATACTCCGGCGCAACTGCCGAATTTTTCGGCTCTAACTCCACAGCACTGACGGGAAGACCGATAGCCTTATCGGTAGTTGCTTCTCGGGCACCGATGTCGGCACGAGGAATGACGCAATACTGATCATCATCGGTCATGGCAACAATCAGTTTTTCAATATTCACCTTACCACGCGCACGTTTCCATCCTTTGTCAGTATTGATAACATCACCACCCATGAGGTCTTTCTTAGTTGGGTAATCGTATTCTCCAATGGTGAAATTGACAGTTACATCACCCATTTCCTTTTCGCTTCGATAGGTCTGTCCCGTGAGCTGGTTTTTATAATTAGTCCGGCTTGCTTCCGCTTCTTCGAGCGTCCAGGTATCCTGGTGAATATTCTTGACTTCTTTCAAGGTCTCCCCCTGCAAAAGAGTATACAAAGCCTGTCCGGTCAAATCTTCTGCAATAGCACTTGTTTCACCATACCAAAGTTTCTTGATATTTACAGCTGTTATTTTCTTTGCTTCTGCCATATCATTTCACATTTAAAACTTCAAACAAAATTCTTACATTCACATAATGACACTTCAAGGATGTGTCCTCCTCTATTCCGATTGACTCGATAGAATAATGATAGGTGGTACCATCATAGCGTCCGGTTATGCCGTCGAATAGCTCTTGCGCCTGTTTCTCCAGTGCGTTCAGCCGGATGGTGCTGGCTTCACCTTCTTTCAAGTCAGGAACGCAAAGGTTCACCTCAACGAAGGATTTCTTCCAGTATGTCCCCGGCTGTTGTTTTTTAGAGTGAATAACAATCCTTTCGGATTTCATCGCACCCGTCAGCTTCTTGCCGTGAGGAACAATGTCAATACCAAAAGGCTGGCAATCTCGGTAAAGTATATTTGCTATGTCGGTAGTTACTATCATTTGACTTCCTCCTTCAATCGTTTCTCAGCGTATAGAGCCGCACCAGTTGATACTTCATAGCCTTTAGATTCGACGTGCGAGGCATACTCAGCATCGTTTCTTATCACCAATCCGTCATCCTCAACTGAATACTTATTTGACTTACGGAGTGTTCCGGTCCGGTTCTGATAGTTGCCATTCTTTACAGCGTAATCGACAGCCTCTTTACCAACCTTCTCCTCAACGGCTTTCACCTCGGCATAACCTTGTTCGAAAAAGCTATCCACGTCCGAAAAATCAAACTTCACATCCATATCTCTGAGTAACCAAAATAGTTTGTATTCTTCACCATGTAAACTTTGCCAGTACCACGGATATTCTCACCGTCCATACATCTGACTTCATCACCAGCACTCAGTGAGATTTTCTTCTCACAGACTACGTGATAATTCGGTCGGAACACCTCACCGTTCTCCGAAGTAAACTCTTTGGTAGAGTTGTCGTCACACCGGCACTTACATACGTCCTGCCAGCTTTCTCCGCCGGTTCCGGGGATAGGTCGGCCAAACTCGTCTGTTTCCATCGGAATGGTGACTTTAACCTGTAATGTATGGGGCGCGAATATCATAAGAATCTGACTTTAGGTTTATCGCTTAACGTATCTTCAAGGCCGTACTTCTTGCACAAAAACGAGTAGTATTCCTTTACTCCCTTGATGTCCCAGGACATAGAGAAACCGTTCTCGCTGATGGAAGTGGCACGTAGCAATAGAGAGGGGATGAACTTCGCCATAGTCACCGAAACCAGTCCGATGTTTGACGGGCCCATCTCATCCTCTCCGCTTATCCCTGAAGACAGACTTATCTCCAAAAGGTCAGCCTCCGACAAGTTAATGCCGAAGGTCTGAAACTTCTGTGATATGTAGTCATTTACTATCATGCGTTCATGGTTGACAAATCAAAGTTCACAATCAGGTTCGGGTTCGTAATCTGAGGAATCCACTCTGCAGTGTATTCCAGATAACGGCCGTTCTTGTCCTTGTAACCGGAAATAAGCATATCACCGTCTGCCTGGGTGTAGTTACGTCCCGGTACGCCGTCCACTGCTTCGTACGGAGTGTGGAAACGCATATAACCGACCTTATCCTGCGGAAGCAAGGTGATACGGTCGTCGGTGTAAATCTGTACGTTCTTTCCGGTCTGGTCTTTTACGTAATCTTCCTTGATTTCAATGGCCGGAAGCCCGATGCCAGTGAACACTTGGGAAGCCAGTTGAGAGGTAATCAACCCGGTTGAAAGATACATCTCATTTCCTGTAAGCTGCATCTTGAACTTGTCACCAAACTCAGCCGATCCGATGATATTCTTTACGAAAGTTCCACGAGACATGATCATTTTCTGGAAATTACCATAGTCCGCTTTCAGTGCATTAATCTGCTGCTGCAAATAGGTGATGAAGTTCGTCTTCGCACCAGTATCAGGCTTAATGAACTTGAATGGCAATTCAATGTTAAGCAGATCAATACCTCCGGCGTTGTCGTCCTTGTTCTTGACTGTTGCTTCTCCGGTCATCAGAAGTGAACCTACGATAATATCCATGCGCTTGTGCGCTGCTAAAAGTACCTGGCGGTAATCGTCGTAGATGAAGTTCACAATTTCCTGCATGGCTGCTACCTGGTCGGCAGGTTTAGCTGCATTGAACTTGTCAATCAAGTCCTGAAGCTCAGACAAGCGGTCAATGGAAATTTGGTAAGCATCGCCAAGATAAGCGATTTCACCATATCCTGAGCCGATATTCCGGTGTTCACGGATAGGCTTCTCGCCGTATCGTGAGTTAATGGAACCAGCCATCACACCAGTAACCTGACCGATGTAGTCCTTGAACACACGGGTAGTCGTTCTTCGGAAGTCTAGATACTGCTGCCAGTAGATAGTATCCTTACGTGTCTGAAGGACGCGCTGAATAACAGCGTTAACGATGTTGGGGTCGTTAAACAGAGTATAAATAGTTAGCATCATATATTAGTCCTCCTTTCTTTATTTGCTTGCGATAATACCAGCTGCTCTTAATGATGCGAGAAGAGCGTTGATTTTGTCTTTTTCATCACCACCTGCTGCATCATCTACTTTTGTACCTTGCTTTACCAATCCTAAAGTGCTTGAGTTAGCTGCCTGATAGGTAGTGTTATTATCAGTCCAAGGAACTTCAACATAAGCTTTACCACCTTCCAATGCTACTGGATATTTCTTTCCGCTTTGAGAAAATCCTAATTGAATACCTCCCATTACAGAATCAGATGCTTCTGGCAGTTCATACGAAACACCAGCCGGTGATTGCACACCAGCAGCGTTGAACTGGAAATGCGGCATATTAGCTTTATCAATATCAGAGAAAGGCATAACCAACTTTGTTGGCTCGATTTCAAAAGCTCGCATCAAAAGGGCAACTAATACGATGCCTTCTTCAACTTGTACTCTTTCGTACAAGGCTGAGTTGGCAATAACCTTCGGGGTAGTACCATCTACAGCTGTCGCTTCATAGAGTACAGTACCGGCTTCCAATGTTTCACCAAAGTCAGCGGCCAGCGTCAACTTATCGAAGGCTTTGTTTGATTTGTCAATACTGTTGATGGTTGCTCCATGAGAACCATTACCCAGGTGCATACCCACATAAGCCAAAGAGTTTTTCTTGATTTTCAATGTGGTATTGGATCCGGTAGTAAATTTCTCATAGACTTCTACACGGATAGCCACCTGAGCGGTTTTCTTTACAAGATCGGCGGCAATCGGAGTGAAGGATGGAAGAAACGAACCAGCAACAAGGTTGGTCGTCTCCAGCTTGTAAGGGCCTCTACGTCTTACACCGGTGGAAACGTCATAGCGTTCCTCGATGGACGGCTCAGGCTCAATGTTGTACTTAAATCCTGCTGACATAAATTACTTGTTTTGTTGTTCGACAATAGATTTTGTGTCCGCCTCAATCATTTTGGCGAACTCGCTCGCTTCCTTCTCCTGCTTCTGTTCGGCAGTTTCAGGAGCTTTGGAGAACTGAAACCCGTTGTTAGACATATCCTGCTTCATGTCCTTGAAATAAGTATCTAAGTCCGTGTTCTCAGGAATGTTGCGGTCTTTCAGCATAAATTCGGGAATGCCATACTTCTTCGCCACTGCCGAGATCTGAGAATTACGCTGCGCCTGCGCTTCTTGTTCCTCCATTTTGGCCAGCTTGTCTGCAAACGGCTTGATACCGGCGGCGATGCCATCGGCAATCATCTTTGCTATGTCTGTCTCCTGTGGCTTTGGAGGGTCGTTTGGTTTCGGTGGTTCTGGTTTCGGATTCTCGATTGGTTTCCCGTCTTTCAGTCCATGCTTCTTTTCGTAGTTTGAAACAGCGGAAGTCTGCGCCTGTCCTGCACGGAAATCACCATAGTTTTGAATTACGTCCTGAAATGAGATACCCTCGACGATGGAGGTCACCTTCGTTTCGTCCGTTACACCCTCAGCCTTTTTCGTAGCTATACGGGTAAGTGTAGCAGTGTCCACCCCAGGAAATTTCTGTTGCAGTCCTGCCAAGATTTGTTCAAAGATTGTCATACCGTATGAGTTTGATTAATAATTTCATACGGTAAATTTACTTATAGAGAAAAGGAATGGGAAATTTTAAGGCTAACGATACGAAACAATTGGGAGAATGTTCGTTTTTATGCAAAAGAAAGCGTGACTACCGGAGTAATCACGCTGGAATATCATTAATTTATTGTCTTTTCAATGCTTTTAGCTTCATCATCAATTTATTACCATAAGAGGTAAGAGTCCAGTATGTATCAGTGTCTTTAGCTGTTCTTTTACGTTCACTTATTTTCATAATACATAATGCTATTAATTGGACTTTTATTGTTTGGAAATCAGTATCATCAATTGAATACGATGAATCAATGTTAGATTCAGATTTAAAGAATGAATCCAATGTACAACGTAACACATACTCGGAACATTCATCTACCATCAGAGGAGCTAATAATGATATTATATTATTCCATGTTGTAGTAATTATTTTATTTTTTCTTCCACTACTATTGTATTTAAATTTAATATTTATTTCATCATCCCCCTGCTGAAATTTTTCTATTCCCTCTGGTTCATCTTCTTTACTTTTAGCTAACAAAACTTTTAACTCTTCATTTTCTTTTTTTAAGGCTAAAATTTCTTTATTAGCTTCTGCAGAAGATATTTCGTTAGCTTTTACCCATCCTGTTCGAGGGTGTGTTTTTATTAGGGATGTTAAACTTAATACAACTTGAGAAGATAATCCATCAGCATTATCCCACATCTTGCATAATCTCTTTTGAACACAAGATTTAAACGTCTCCAATTTTTCACGTTTTAATGGCTCTTGTTCATATTTAGCAGCGGGAAGTGATTCCGGATGTTTATGTACAAATGATATTACTGGGACTCTTTGTTCAACGGCATACTCAAATTCTTTTTGCGTATAGCTTTTCCCTGATTCTTCTTCAATGGAGCCATATCTTCCAGCAACGATTAAAACATAATAATCACATTCTCTGATAAGGCTTTTAATAACCTCCCATTGAGAATCATCAGAAGCATTGAAATATTCCATACCAACAGGAAAACAATTCATCTGCAAAAGAGCTTCCATCACTTTCTTACGTTCTTCCTGCAAATCTTCGTATGTTGAACTGACGAAAACTTGATACTTCTTATCCATAATCACAACAAATTTATAGCTGCCAGTTCCTCTGTCAGCGCATTAATACCTTTCTGAATCTTCTCCAATTGCTGTTTACGGGGTTTATGTACTCCTGCAGCATAATGCCATAACTGGCGCTCATTAATTCCGGTTATCCGGCTTAAAGCTGCTTTGGTGAAGATACTGCTGTAATAGTTGATGAAGGTGGCAGCATCTATTTTAAACTTCAAAGTGAACTCTCCTTTGAGAACCTCACAAGGGTTCGGGTTGTCCTCCAGATACAAGTCTATGGCTTCCTTCATGTTCTCCTCAATTTCTCTTATGTTATTACCGACAGTAATAACCGGAGCACCTTCAATGTAAGCACTGAGATTATTCCCAGCATGTTCGACAATCACTTCTACAGTTCTCATATTGACCTCCATTTTATAATTTAAGAAAAGAGGCCGGGGCTATTTTAGCCCCGCTTGCCTCATAATGCTGTAATAAGTGCCTTTCTCAACGCCTTTCTTTCCATGATTCGGAACGACTACCGTTATTCCATCTTTCTCAAACTTCATGTGGCTGCCCTTCTGGCTCTTTAGAATGAAGCCGTTGTCAAGCAACATAGTTACAACCTCTTTAACTGATTTGTAACTCATAGCGTTTCTGACTTTATTACTCTGCAAATATAGTAAAATAACGAATAATTAAAAAGAAAATCTATTCATTTTTTTACTATAACAGAAAATAGCGATACCCCCAAAAGGTACCGCTATTCAATTAGTCAGTATTTTAGATTTCTATCCGTATAATTTGTATAAACCTCGTAATTTTTCTGACTTGATTGTTCTATTCTTCAAATTGTTTACTAGAACTTTTGAGAAAAGAAAGCTGTCTCTGCTTCTCAATATCGTTCTTCTGGTTCTCTGCCTGTTCTTCCTTGATGGCTTCGATCTCGTCCAAAACAGAATCCACGTTCCCCACAAAGGTGATGGCCCGCTGCTGCGACCAGATTTCTCCGTCCTTGGCCTTGATAGCCGTGTCTATCTTGTCTTTTAGGTCCTCCAGCTTATACGGCTGCATTTGTACATCCACGTCAATAGTCTCGGAGGCTGCTTCAAGAGTAGTATTCACGGATCCCAAAGCTGAAACAAGGAAGTTCACACGTCGTTGCATGAACTCGCCGACGGTTTCGTTAAGGTTCTCTACATTCAGGTGGGTGGACATGAACACATAGTCAAAAGTAACACCGGAGACAGCGTTGCCAGTACCCTTCAATGAGTCGAAAGAGATTCTGGGCGTATTAGTCAATCCGTATATCTGGCTCAGCAAGGTTTCCACCTCGAACTTGACAGTATCGGGAACTTGGGACCAGGTAAGGTACTGGGCATTTGCTCCTTGGCCGGTCAACTCTACTACCCTATTTTTGAACTCACCGGAGAAATTCTCCACATTTCCAAACAACATAAGGATCGGGAAAAAGTGATAGTCGATGCAGTCCGCATAATTCGAAAGGAGTTTCTCCAGCCTCACACGAAGGCTCTTGATCTTCTCGCAGTATGTCTCCGGTCTCCACATGTAGATTACTGGCATCTTCTTGAACCCATGAGCAAATGAACCTTTGTCTGTCCAGTTACTTGTAAACTCCCACTGATAAACCATATCCCTAGTAATGGTCATAAAGCAGGTTACTTCCATATCATCTAGATCTTTCTTTTTGTATTCTCTGGATAAAGCAACCAAATCACCCTGATCATTGAAGAACGGATAGAGTTTATCCCCCCGGAACGGAGACCAGATAGCACTCTTCAGACGGTATTCAGGTTTTGACTTGCCAAAGATTCCTGAAATCTTTCGTTTGAGTTTTGCCCAAAAACCATCATCTTTTACAACATACCAGTATTCGGCCACTTCCTGCTCGGCTAGCCATGCCCGGACGACTTTCTTATTCTGGTATTTCAGCTTGTTCTTCTTAAACACCTGCTTCAAGGCGGAAAGAAGATTTTCTTCTGACTGGTCCGGCTGACAATCAAGAACCGGTTCGGTTCCGACTGTGAAGGCTGTCTGAATGTTCACGATGTCCTGCTCGATAGGAAGGGCAATTCGATTTGGATCAACTTCTTTCCTTACCGCCGGTTCCACATATTCTTTCCCTGTTGTCGGGTCTGTAATCCGTTTCTCAGGCTGGGTAGTGATTTTGATTTTCGGATACTTTTCTTCATCAATCACAATTTCATGTTTGTTTGGGTTCCAATCGTTATAAAGAACATGAGCATTAGGAAGCTCAGTCTTGCGCCCTTTCTTCAGATAATAGATTTTTCTCTCTACATCCGGCAAAGCTAAAATTTCTTCTAAGGTCCTCATATATTAATTTTTAATGTCCAAATACTCCTGATATGTCTTTCGGTTTCATAATCCTACCGAGAAGTTCTCCCAGCACATAGTAACGAGCAGCATCAATGCCGTGGTTATCGTGGTCTTCCGGCTCGTTGATATAGTTTCCGTCTTTATCCTTTGCCCAAACATAGTTTCTGTACTCTCTCTGCAGGTTATAGGAGCGTTTGGTGATGTAAACTTCCATACCCTGCATCTTGTCGAGACCGGCATTGATAGATCCTGGTCCCTTCTCAACAGGATAGATTTTGATTCCACCGTTACTGATTTCCTGAATGAGACGCGGATCTGCACTGTCAGCTATCACTTTCAGGTTCCAGGGGCGAAGAGTCTTAATTATATCCCCGGAAAGTAGTCCGGTACGGTAATCTATTTCATCCAGATAAAGAGCATTGTCAATGATTCCACATCGGATAGTTGCTGTAGGGTCATTGGTATAACCAAAGTCTAATCCGATTCCAACTTTCTTACACCACATCGGGAACTCATCCACGATACCCCATTTCTTGAACACAGCACCCTCGGCCACATCAGCCCATCGGCCGATAACGACATGAGCATATTTCTCTGGGTTTTTCTCTTTCATTTCTTCAACCTCTCTCAGGAACTCAGGAGATAAGTTTGCTATATTGTCGAAGTAAGTCGTATGAATATGCAGAACATTCGGATGAGTGGAAATTTGCACCTGAACGCCGTCAATCTCCACCAGACGGTGGGTTTTCTCGATATACTTCTTGTAGATGAAGTGATTGGAGTCACAGGGATTCATAATGATGATAATCCGGTTCTGGATACCTTTCTTACGGATAGAGAGCATGATCTTGTCAAACTCTTCTTCGCTGGTCCATTCCTCAGCTTCATCACAGACAAAGGTGGTGATACCTTGAATAGATTTCAGCTTGGCCGTTTGATTCCCGGAAGAAGTCTTGATACCCCGGAACATGATACGGCTGCCGGTCATCCGGTTCACGATGTCCGTTTTTGTGGTCTTGAAATACTTCGTGGTTCCGTCCAAATCTATCTTTTCCATCATTTCCGGAATAATAGACATGCCGGCCGATACCATCGTATAACGGGTATAAAGAATCTGGTGGACAATCTTGTCGATGGGAGTCATCTCGAACGTCAGACGCTCAATGAAGGTTGAAGCGTTGAAAGACTTTCCCGAACCACGGCCGCCGGTGATGAGAATAATAAATTTCTCATTGTCGGTATATAACGGATGGTATATCGTCTGGGGTTCAATCATTTCAGTTTGTCTTTAATCCATGAATCAATAGAAATTCCGTGGTCAATATCCTTTGGAATATCTGCATCTTCGTCCTGACGGCGCTCAACCTTCCTCCATTCTTCATCATGGTGATACAGCCAGACTGACATTGCCTGAAGGTTCGGAGCCAGCTCGCTTTCGCTCACCTGAAGTTCTTCTTCGCCGGTCAGATTGCCGTCTTGGTCTTTCAGCTTCCTTACTACGGTACTCTTTGTCTTGATACCGCCCAAAGCCATCGCAAGGAACTTCGCACGCACAGCGGCGGTGATTGTCGCACGCCCGCGCGCTAATACGTCAGTTATCTCCGAATATTTTGACTTCATTTCGTAGAAGTAGGTCGGATTCAGCCCGAGCGCGAATGCTATTTCCCGGTCAGTGAATCCCTTTTTGGCATACGTTTCTACCTGAGAAAGAAATTCCTCACCCCTGTAATCGAATTTTGGCTTTCTTCCTCCTGGATGTTTCTTATGTTGAGATTCACTTTTCATCATTTATTCCTCCCAAGGGTTTTCACCCTCTTCTTCGACGTATACTCGTTTCAATTTATCCGATATTTCACTGAGTTCATGCTTCATCTGATTTACATGAAACTCTGCAGGCATAGGTAACTCCAATGCTCCTATCAAGTTGTCTATTCTATCAATAACCTCACCAAATTCTTCTGATGCTTTCATAATTATTCAATTCTTTTTCAATTTTCCACACTTATCACAAATTTCATAGCGGAAATCTAATGGTCCTTTCCAAACATAATGATGGATACAAAAAAGATTCTGCCCAAAAAACGTCTTTAGCCAAAGAATAAAATCTCCTACCATATTTCATCCATTATTGTTGCCCATATAAATGCGGCGAGAAACAGGCTTATCACCATAAATATCAATTCCTCTCTTTGAGAAATAGCTGTCTATCCTTGCCGCATATCTTTCCATTATAGACTTCGTTCTGTCTCTTATACTTCTTTGTCTGTCTGTACCAAGCCCGTATTGCCTTCCGGCGTTGTACATTATTCGTCTTGACTGTTGATACAACTGACTATATGTTTTTCTTCTAACTCGGCTTTCCTCCTAAAATTTCATGTTGTTATTCAATTCTTTCTATCTGTTCATCAAAAACCTCACCCTTGATAAACTTGGAATATGGATCATATCCAAATCTTTCACAAAAAGCAGCTTTGGCTTCAAAAGTATCAAAGGAAAGCATCAGATAAGCGTCCATATCCTGTGCCTGTTTCTGGGCTGCATCCTTAACCTGCTGCTTGACTTCTTTCATGTGGGCCACCTTTTCGGCTTTTTCCATCTGCTTGGCGGCTTTCTCGGCTTCTTTCTGTTCGGTAACTGGTGCCATCATATCTTCCAAAGCATTTGCGATGGAGTTTTCTTCCTCTGTCTGGAGAAGGAAATCACAGCCAATCATGTTAAGGTCGGCAGCTGTCAGGCCGGCATCCTGGTAATCAATATCTGGAACTAACCGAGCCAAAGCGTCATAGTCCCATGAACCTTGCGCGTTAGGATTGTTCATCAGGATGTTCAATTCCTTTTCCTGCTTTTCGTCCACGTCAATGACATCTACACGGATTCTGTAATCGTTCTCAGGGAATTTCTGCAGCTCATCCATGACTGTTAGACGCTGGTGGCCGGACACGACAGTAAGTCCGGTCCGCTTGTTGACTACGATTCCACCAACTAAGCCGAACTTCTTAATACCTCGCTTCAATGTCTTACGGGATTCCTCAGACAGTTTCCTGGGGTTATAATCAGCGAAGTGAATGGCGGAACGATTAAGTTCCACCGATTCACTCTTTATGTATTTGCTTAGTTCCATATTAGCCATTACTTAAACCTTTTGTAACTGTTGTAAAACCACGTCTATCTCTGAAGTTTGGATAAGAAAGAAGTGAAACATCCACTCTTAAGTTTCTTGCAAGATTTTGAGTAGCACTTCTTCCAGCATTGGTTATACGTTGATTGTTGGTCATATTTCTTGAAATATTACCTCCTGAGGCATATGTATTTCTTAATCTTCTTGTTGTTGCAAGAATTTCACGATAACTTCTTTGTCTCCTTCCGACTCTGCGTTCCTCCTATTAATTTTGTTTGTTATTATGCTCCCAAAGGATTCTTTCAGCCATCGGAAACACTTTATAAATTCTCTGTAAATCCTGCGGGTAGTTCTTCTCCAGCCATAGCATACAATCCAAGTTAAAGCCTACACCCGAACTGGCTTTGAGTGAATATCTGACAGGCTCCGGAAGGCTGTTCTGTTTCATATAAGATAGAATGTCTTTCTGCGTCCAGTCTGCCAGAGGATAGCACATGCCGTTGTTCTCGTACCCGTTGGCTTCATAGCCTTTCAGCATCAGGCGGCGGTTCATGCCATCGGCCTTCTTCATGCCCAAGAACGTGTAGTAAAGTCCGTATCTTAGCTGCATGGCCTTCACCACATCGGCCAACTTCAAAAGCTTCACTTTGTGGTTTGGCACGCAATACATACCGCCGCGAAGAATGTAGGTAAGGTTCCAGTGGGGTACCTGAACAAACTCTATCTTCGGATATTTGGCTTCTACCCATCCAATCCATCTTTCGATATGCTCTAAACCTTTGACAAAGTACATGAACACGCAGACTATTCTATCAAACTTCGGGTAGATCATGTCCAGCAATACCAAAGAATCCTTACCCAGCGACAGAAACAGCAAAACCCCGTCAGTCTTCTGTCTGACGAGGTCAATATGGCTGTATGTCCTTTCTTGCAGTGTCATTATCCGCCACTCATGCCAAGTCCTGTGCGGACGTTATAATACTGCTGTCTTCGGGTGATAAATCTGCCACCCTGAGAGAGACCACCATTCTCTGTGGTCAAACCTCTACGGCCACCACGGTAGCCACCAGTTGAAAATGTGCTTCTGTTTGTTCTGACTCAACGAAAATTTAAAGTGTTAAACATGCTTTTCAATAATTCTGCCAAGGTCATAAACGACCTGTGCTGCCAGATATATCTCACCCTGATAGGTGTATTCAATCAGATTGTGATTTTCATCTTCAAACAGCTCTATCTTTGCATCCTTGACTTCTACCAGTGCGCTGGCTCTGTCTTTATTGTAGCCTACAAAAAACTGGATAGCATCGTAATGCTTAGGCTGTAACACACCGTCTTTCTCGACACAATATCCGTCAGCGTCAAGCTGACAGTATTTCTTCTGTGTTGTAGGCCTGATTTCTCTGAATTCTTGTGTTTTCTTGCCTGATAATATCTCGTCAAAGAACTTCTGTTTGATGATAAGCGTAAGTATTTCCATAATCGTGTAAAGTTTAAATGTTAGTTGCGGGTGATGGATTCGAACCACCGGCCTTCACCAAGTCAAAGTGACGAGCTGACCACTGCTCTAACCCGCGATGGCATCTATACAAAGATACCCCATTATGAAGACAATTTTGAATAACAATTCAACGCATACGAAACAATTTGCTAATTGTTTGGTAATAAATCAGGGTCGTGTTTATTGATGATGCTTTCAACAATTTCTTTTGCACATTCTATACCGGATTTATACCCTCTGGCATAGTCTGTCCTAGTAGACAAGTAGCTTGTATCATTATCCAGCCACTCGATTATTTCTTGCAGGATTTCTTTCTCTTTCATAACCATCTTAAATAGTGGTAACCCGAAGGCTACCGAGTTTATAACCAAAGTTTCTTTGCCAGATCGAAATTCTTTTGAGCTTCGTTTACCGCTTTTTTAGCATACGTCAAAGAATATGAGTGCTCACGTGGATATTTGCCAGATTTCAACCCCTCGTGGTACTCTTTAGCTGCTGCTAACTTATGCTCATAATAGTCCACGCTTTCAGGCATTGAAAGATTTATGGTGTCAGCTTTGTTTGCCCAATACTGAGCTATTCTTTCATGCTCTCTGGCTTTCTCGTCAAACTCTACACTCTTGCCCATATTATTCCAGGCATCTTCAATGGCTTTTCTGTGTCGTCTTTCGCTATGATGGCCGATTTTAATAGGTTCACCCAACGAGAGAAAATCGCTGTCTTTATTCGACGCTTTGAAGTATTCTTCACTCTTTCGTTCTGCAGTGGCAGCCCAATCCAACCGGCGTTCAGCTCTTCGCTTCGCCCATTCCTGAACATTAAATCCATCAGCGCGAACTATCGAGTAATAGAAGAATCCGTCACGTTCAAATATCAGATTAAACACTATGCTTTCATTCTCTTTGCCGTATTTGGTGGTTACAAGAATGGTTTCACCTTTTTCATGCTTAGCATCGCATTTAGCAAGAAATACGTTTGGACAAAATTTGTAATATGTATTCATAATCGTGTGTGGGATTATGCAGGGCTTTCGCCCTGCTGGTTAAACTTAGAACTTCTCAATTTTTAGATTGCTATTGATAATAAATTTGCGGCCACATTCGCAAACTATATGCGTGTCAGTAATACGTGTTATCTTTCGTACTACATCTTCGTGCGTTATGTAACTACCGTTCTGCAAATCGCCTGAAACTCTATATCTCAAACCTACTGTTACTTTACTAATATCAATACTCATAATCTTTTTATATTATGGCTACCCCGAAGGATTGCCGGTTAAACTTATTTATGTGATTCTCTAAAATCAAGTTCTACTATCTTATGATACTTATTTATGTCATACAGGCCAGTAGCACAGCCCATTGCAGATGCAAGTCTTACAGCTTCTTCTAAAGCTATCATTACGTTAGAACTTGCATCAATAGCTTCATTCTTAGCTTTTTCGTACTCACGTGTGTTAGATGTTGTTGTCTGAATCTTTTCAGCTTCTTGCACTCTTTTAAGAGCTTCATTGATAACTCTGATCTGTTCTTTGATCTCTTTGATGTAATCACTGCTAATAGTCTTCATAATCGTATGTATTTAAATTGTTATTACTTCTTGTTTGATAATGCAAATGTAAGGTATATATATCACACTTCAAAATAATAAGTGATATTTATTGTTGCTATTAACACTATTTAGTGATATATATATGTCACACTCATACAATATCCATATCTTTGCAAAAAGAAAAAGAATTGATTATGAATAGAATCAAAGAAGTAATTAAAGAACGAGGGTTTACTATAACAAGCCTTGCCGAAAAATTAGGTATCGCACGTGAAAGCCTTTCACGGATGATAGTTTCACCGTCATACCCAACATTAGAAAAGATTGCATCAGCATTAGATGTTCCCATGTGGCAGCTCTTTGCATCCCCGGATGAGGCAGCGAAAGAACTGTCAGGAGATAAGTGTCCCTATTGTGGGAATCCTCTAAGAATCAAAATTGAGAAAGGAGAATAGCCATGACGACAAACAAAATAGACAAACTCAGTCTTGAAAAAGCCCATGCCTTATTTGAAACAGGCGATATAGACAAGGTTGAAGTAGGAACGGTGAAAGGACTTCGTGATATACATCGCTACTTATTTAATGGCTTATATGACTTTGCCGGAAAGGTGCGTACATTGAACATAGCCAAAGGGAACTTCCGCTTTGCCAACTGTCTGTACCTTGACGCAATTCTACCGGTCATAGAGAAGATGCCGGAAACAACTTTTGAGGAAATCATCGCCAAATATGTAGAAATGAATATCGCCCATCCATTTATGGAAGGTAACGGAAGAGCCACACGTATTTGGCTGGATATGATACTGAAAAAACGTATAAAAAAAGTAATAGACTGGCGTAATGTAGATAAAAATCAGTATCTGCAAGCAATGGAACGAAGCCCTATAAATGATTTGGAACTTCGGGTGTTGTTGAAACAAGCATTAACCGACAAAACAGATGACCGAGAAGTAATATTCAAAGGAATCACTCAGTCATACTATTATGAAGGATATGAAGCATAAATACAAAGCCGGAAGCATAACGCTCCGGCTTTTTTACTTATGTAATATTTTATCCAGCATTAGCAAAGACCTTTGGATAGTTCCTTTTCTGGTATTGAAGTCTCAGATACCCGATAAGGCTCTCATAATCGGTCAAGAAACCTTCATTGACCAAATCAGCAACCTTCTTCTCGAGCTGCCACAATTCACGTTGTTTTTTCTCCTCACCATGCTTATTACGTAGCATCTTTTCATGACTGTTGAAGATAACCCAGTTCAAGGCTTCACCTACCTTCTGCATGGCTTTAGGCATAAAGTCTTTGGGAACGATTTTCATGATGGCAGAAGAGAGTTCCCTATAAGCGTCCCCAGCATCATTCCGGTAACGAATCATTTGGTCAGAAACGAATTTGATTACATCATATTTGAATGACGCATTTAGCCACATAGCCAAATCAATGAACAATACAGGATGAACCCAGGTTCCACCGCATTTACCGCGTGAACTTAAATAGGGAGAATTTTGCCCATTTAGATTTTCTTTTTCAACAATGGTAGCGATTAATTCCTTGGTTGATTCATTTTCAAAGTATTTCTTCAATTCTTTGTTTGAGGAGTTTCGTTCGTTCCATAACTTTACAAGCCTGGTAGCATTGAAATAGCCATCAACGGTGCGTTGAATAACTTCTAAATTTCCCATTTGCCTTACCATTTCTTGATTTGTTTTCATATCTCAGTGAATCTTAAATTAAAAAATTACCCCACCAAAGGCAAGCTCCTCACTTCTTACCAATGGCAGGGTTTATACGTTTCAGCCGTGAGGATAGCTGTTATTATCTCTTTGAGACAAAGTTACCAACATGGTGATTTTTAGCCTAAGATTGCTTAAACCAAGAACGAACAATTGGCAAAATGTTTCATAAAAATACCCCGAACCTTTCGGAACGGGGTTACTTGATTAGTCCTTTGACCTTCAATATTTCTACAATCTGGTTGTAAAGGTACTCTATATCCTGCCGGAAATCCTTATACTGTTGGTAGATAAAGGAAACATCAGCGATATTGTTCGATATTACACATGGGGAGACATCCGGGAACACGCCGGCAATCTCCGCCCTAATCCCATTCGGCAGCCGACCACCGGCCAGCACGCTGGGGGCGAACAAGAACAGCACGATGAAGAGGAACTTCTTTCGCTGGGTGACGCTCTCAGGATTGGACGGGCAGTCCATCCCGGCCAGCAAATCCTTGAACCAGCCATAAATCTCCGGAATAAGTGACAAATCGGTCAAAATAGGCGATGCTAACTCCTGTTCACGTTCTGATAATCTTGATTTCTGTTCACGTATTGATTTCAACTCCACGATTGATGAAAATTCTTTTGTCATAGTAGGAAAGTTTTAGTTAGAAATTCTTATATTTGCATCATAATCGTGTGTGGGAGTTGGCTTCTAATCGTGTGGGCTGGCTCCCTTTTTTGTTATATCAAGTGATATGCGTTCAGGATGGCGAAAGCGTACACAATGACCGTTACCAGACTGTCCAGGAATACCGCCCATGCTCCCAACTTTTGGATCTGACTGAAACTCATGACCAGGACAACAAGGAAACATATCCACTGGCTTGAAAACAATCCCATCCCCAGCAATAAAAGTCCGATAGTATCCATGAATAATGCAACATGAAGCCACGGATGCGCCATCAGATACCATCTTTTTGATGTCTTATCCAGCTTCTGAAAGACTTTTACATGTCGGTATATGGATTTACATTTGAGCAGTTTCACAAGCTCGTATAGGGCTTGTATGATGATTAAGGCGTAGAATACGTGTTTCATGGTCAGTAGTTTTTATCTCCGTGCTTGTACGGACGAAGTTCATTGTATTTCATCTTCTGCTCGATGTACCAGAAGATGTCGATCTCTTTTTGTACACAGAAAACTAGAATTTCAACCAAAGCCACTCGAAGAAAGCTGTCGAATGAATGGGTTTCAATGTAATCTGTATCTGTTATGTTACACACCAACGAGAAAATAGCATCAGTGAAGCTCCAATTAAAGAATCCTTCGGAACATTTTAATTCATCAAGATCAACCTCTCCCAAATCCACACTTCTTAGTCCGGCCAAATCTAGCAGACGAATGCATGCATCAGCAAGCTCTTCTTCTACAGTTCCTTTGATTTGTCGCTCGAAGTTTTCTTTAAAGTTAACACAGTTATAGTATCTGTTGAATGCATCAGTGTCCGCATGATTTTCTTTCCGGTCTGCTTCCACAGCCTCCATAAGTTCGGATATGACCAGGCAGAGGAAATGTTCGTCACTCAGATTCTCTTCATGCCATCCGTGAGCTATCGCGCACTGGTAGGCCTTATCTCTCAATTTGTTTAAGTTCATAATAATTGGTTCTTAATTGGTTGAAAATATGATACCCGATAACCGCTACAAAGCAGTTACCGGGTATTCACAAAGCACTGACAAGGGTTGTCAGTAGAATATTTGACATGTATTTGTAGGCATGCTGAAACTTATAAATTTACTTGTTCATTTTTTGTCCTTTGTAGCTATTACCCGTTTTAATATCTTTGCTTGTAAACAATAATAATTTATCATTATGTTCAAAATTTTTATTAAAATTCAAGGGGTAGACCAAGAGTTTACTCTTACTGGAAAAGATTTCAAGTGTATAACCACAGAAAATGAGTATGAGGCTAATAGATGCTTTAACAAGGAAAGGAATGCTCTATTAAAATACTGCAATCCAGATTATAATGGATGTGTAACCCTATATATGATAGAAAGTTCAAGCGGTATAATCATGACTTCCTTTGTTAATTCCATCTGCTTTTCTTTAACCCAAAGACTTATATTAACATTAAAACAATCAAAAATAATTAATGATTAATATTTATGGTATAAAACATTTCAATCTTACATTAAATTTACATCACATTCTTGAATGATTACTTCTACTAGTAGTGTCATTCAGATTATTGTTGTATTTAATACCGTGGGCGATTAAGCTAGCCCACGGCTGTTTAATGGATATGGCTTTCATTTCTTACTTGTTGGATTATCACTTATCTCAGTTCCATGATATACAATTCTGTTAGCAGCTTCATCTAAAGGTAAAGATTGAAGATATTTCATACATTCTTCCCAGCCAGCTATAAATCCTTCGCTGAATTCATCTGCATAGCAATCTTCATCACAATCATGTGCTATGTTTTCTCCCTC